ATGCCAGAAATTGAAGAGTATAAATATGGGTTTCATGATCGTGACGTTTCTGTCTTTCGCTCAGGAAAAGGTCTGACTCGCGAAATTGTTGAAGAGATTTCCAGAATGAAGGAAGAACCGCAATGGATGCTTGATTACCGTCTTAAAGCGTTGGAACATTTCTATGAGCGTCCAATGCCTCAATGGGGCGGCGACCTTTCGGAGTTGAATTTTGATGAAATTGTTTACTATGTGAAGCCTTCAGAAAAACAAGGAAGAACATGGGATGAAGTACCAGAAGAAATCAAACGAACTTTTGATAAGCTAGGTATCCCTGAAGCGGAACAAAAATATTTAGCAGGTGTTTCTGCGCAATATGAATCTGAAGTTGTTTACCATAGTTTAAAAGAAGATTTAGAAGAAATGGGTATCGTATTCAAGGATACCGATACAGCACTAAAAGAAAATGAAGAGCTATTCAAAGAGTATTTTGGTAAAGTGATTCCAGCAACAGACAATAAATTTGCTGCTTTAAATTCAGCTGTTTGGTCTGGAGGTTCATTTATATATGTACCAAAAGGTGTAAAGACGACGACGCCACTCCAAGCTTATTTCCGTATTAACTCAGAAAACATGGGACAGTTTGAGCGTACGTTGATTATCGTTGATGAAGGTGCTTCTGTCCATTATGTAGAAGGTTGTACAGCACCAATTTATACGACTAATTCATTACACAGTGCAGTCGTAGAAATCTTCGTTAAAAAAGACGCTTATTGCCGTTACACTACGATCCAAAACTGGGCAAACAACGTTTATAACCTAGTAACTAAGCGTGCTACCTGTGATGAGAATGCGACAATGGAATGGATTGACGGTAATATTGGCTCTAAAATTACGATGAAGTATCCTGCAGTGCTTTTAAAAGGGGAAGGTTCTCGTGGTTATACACTTTCTATTGCCTTTGCTGGTAAAGGGCAGTTGCAAGATGCTGGTGCCAAAATGCATCACCTAGCACCTAATACGTCATCTTCAATTGTTTCGAAGTCTATTTCAAAAAATGGCGGAAAAGTATCTTACCGAGGACTTGTACATTTTGGACGTAAAGCATCAGGTGCTCGCTCTAACATCGAATGCGATACGCTTATTATGGATAATGAATCTACATCCGATACGATTCCATACAATGAAATAAACAATGACAATATTTCATTGGAGCATGAAGCAAAAGTGTCCAAAGTTTCTGAAGAACAGCTGTTCTATCTGATGAGCCGTGGCTTAACAGAAGAAGAAGCAACAGAAATGATCGTTATGGGCTTCATTGAACCATTCACAAAAGAACTACCAATGGAGTATGCAGTTGAAATGAACCGGTTAATCTCGTTTGAAATGGAAGGGTCTATTGGTTAAGGCTTGATAGCAATGTTTTTAGGTGCGCTCATGCAGCAGTCACCCACAAACTACCCACAATTAATTGGATAAATATTTAATCTAAATACTGCTGATACATTTTTATTGCGTCATCTTCAATCTTTTCGGTGATGTGCAAATATGTATCAGCAGTTGTTTTTATGCTAGAATGCCCTAACCGTTGTGATACATATTTGAGAGACGCGCCGGCTTCAAGCAGATGAACTGCATGTGAATGCCTTAAAGCGTGGGGTGACAGGACAGGTAGTTGTGTACGTTTGCAAACCTCTTTGAAATATTCTCTGACCACATTTGTTCTTAGCCAACGTCCATCGTGCTGATGAAACATAAGATCATCGTCTGAAGGTTTAAAAGACGGATATTTTAAATACATTTCTTTTTGATTTATTTTATGCCTTTTTAAAAGATCGACTACAGTCTTATCTAATTTGACTGTTCTAATGCTGTTTTTCGTTTTAGGGGTTGATAAATACGGTGTGGAATTTAAAGGATAAACAAGTGTTTTATTAATCTTGATGCTATCTGTATTTAAATCTCCCCATCTCAATGCGAGTGCTTCCCCAATTCTTATGCCTGTTCTTGCCATCAAAGTAAACAAGGCAAAATACTGTATTGAATGCTTATATTTCGATTTTTTTACAGGTTTACAGTTAGATAGAAAAGTTTTTAGCTGCTCTGTTGTAAAATGCTTTATTTCTTCTTGTTTATTGTCTTGAGGAATTTTAATTCTAGCGATTGGGTTTGAATAAAGAATGTGAAAGTCATGAACAGCGCTGTGTAAAGCTGCATTCATTAACGAATGAATTCTTTTAACTGTACCTGCTGAGTATTTTTCACTTATTTCATTTACCCATTTTTGATAATCGGTTCTATTTATTTCTTTTAGTTTATAATCACCCCACCTAGGTATTATGTTCAACCTAACATTACGTTCTTGAACAGAATACGTAATCGGTTTTATAATCGGTTTTTTATATACTTCAAGCCAATCATAGATGAATTTTTTGACGTTTTCTTCGCCGTTATCGGAAAAACCAAATTGAACTATATCAGATTCTACTTTCGCTGCAGCTAATTGAGCTTCTTTTTTTGTTTTAAAACCCCGTTTTGATTTTTCCTTGTATTTACTTCCTTCTTTATAACGTACTCTGTACTCCCATTTTCCGTTAATTTTTCGGAAACTAGCCATTTTTTATTTTCCTCCTATCTAATTTCTCGATGTATACCTAGAGGGTCTAAGAATAAAACGTGAAGATCGTCAATTCTGACAAATGTACCGTGTTTTTCTCTATAGTAATTCAAGCTATCTTCAAGAAAAGCTTCTGTAACATTTAATGTTTCTGCTATTTCATACCTTGATCTGCACCCATGGTTAAATGCATGTAAAAAACTTTCTAAAGGTATAAGTTTTCTAAAAGCCCACCGCCTTGCTAGTTTTTCTTGTTTAATATTCATTATTTTTGATTGATCTATTATATCTCCTACCGTATAAAGGTGATGCCCTATTTCCTCTGCTAAAACGCATGTTTTTTCTGTAGTAGTTTCAATGTTTTTATTAATTAAGATCTCGTTTTCACCGTAGAGCCCTTTTAGGCGACCTGGTAAATATGTTTCTTTAATTACCACGTTTAATGATACTGCTTCATCTTGTAATTGCTCGTACATAAAAACACCCCTTATTGCTTATCTCGCTTTGATCTTAAATATTCTTTAAACTTCTCAATCTCCTCTAATTCTTCGTCTGTCCATTCATCACCGTCATGGTGGGCGGCAATTGTAATCGGAGTACTATCTTCTTTGCGAGATGCCATTTTTTCTAATTCCTCTGTAGTAATTCCCAATCCTTTACACACTTTAATAACATTGTTAACCGAAGCGTTTCCTATACCTCTTTGTAGCATGGAACGTAATGTTGTATATGGTATGTCAATACTTTCAGCAAATGCTTTTTTACTAGACCAGCTTTTATCTATCAGTTTCTCTACAACTTCTGTTCTTTTATCTTTCACTTTAACTCTACTCCTTTTTTATACGATTTTTCGTATTGTCTACTTAGATTATAGCAATATTTGTATAAAAGTAAATAGTCAAATGCGAAATTGAACACTTTTCTATGAATAAATGGTTGACTAAATACGAAATTGAGTATATGATTGAACCAAGATACGAAATTGAGTATCAAAAAGTAAGGGAGGTTTATTTACTTTGCTAAGAACTCTAAAGGCTGAAATGGTTAGATATAACGTAAAAGCAAAAGATTTAGCTGAGTTGTTAGATGTTAGGGTTGCAACAATATACGACAAACTAAATGGTCACTATGATTTTTCATTAACTGAAGCAATAAAAATCAAACGTAAGTTCTTTCCTGATTATGAAATTGAGTACTTATTTGAAAAAGTAGAAGATCGCTCAGCTTAATCATTTTTAAGGGGAGGAGGAAATTAATGATTCAGGTTCATGTAGATGAAGAGGAAATTAAGCAACTATATCAGGATGCGATAGAAAAACGTTTGAATGAATTAGATCAAGAAAAGGTTTTTTGGGACTCATCTGATTTAAAACGTAGAACTTCTATGAGTTGGAATACAATACAGGACACGTTCTTTCACGACGAACGTTTTCCAAAAGTAAAACTGGGAGGTAAGTGGTTTTACCCAGCTAAGGAAGCACAAGCATTTCTAATTCAGTGGATGGAAGAAAGGAGAAAAAGTAGATGTCAGATTTAAAAGTATTTGAAAATGAATTATTCAAAGTATCTGCAAAGCAAGAAGGCGAACAAATCTTATTTGATGTAGCAGAAGTTGCAAAGTCACTGGGTATCGTTTCTAAAACTAAAAAAGGTAATAACGTTTACGAAAACGTACGGTGGACAAGGATTAATGAATATATCGGGCACCTTCTGCCACTTGTGGCAGAAATAAAAAATGGTGATCTTATCCCTGAGCCACTAGTCTACAAACTAGCTTTTAAAGCATCTAACGAAATAGCAGAAAAGTTTCAAGATTGGTTGGCAATTGAAGTTATTCCTCAGATTAGAAAGACGGGCTCTTACGAATTAAACACGTCTCAACTCAGTCCAGAACTTCAAATGTTCGATGGTTTGTTTAAAGCTATTGCAAAAAATGAGCTAGCCCAAAAGAAATTAGCAGGAGAAGTGCAAGGCATACGGGATGTAGTCGCTCTTAATACGACAGACTGGAGAAAAGATGCTCGTCAATTAATTAGTAAAATGGCACAGTCACGTGGAGGATTTGAAGCTTACAGGGAAGTTAACAGCGAGATTTATAAAGAAGTTGAACGGCGAGGGAAATTTGATCTATCCAGACGTTTGACTAACAAGCGTAGACGATTGGCAGATGAAGGAGTTTCTAAATCAAAAAGAGACAAGCTTAGCAAAGTGGATGTTATTGCTGACGATAAGCGTTTAGTTGAAATATATGTTTCGGTTGTTAAAGATTTTGCTATTAAACACGGAGTTGACTTGCAAGAAGCCAATTAAAAGATTGAAGGAGGAACCAAAATGATACATCACTATATCACGAAATATGAAGAGTCGGGAGAAAAGTTTGCAGAAGCATGGATACAAATAAATTTATTTGGATTAAATTGGTGCTTTTTTAAGAAAAAAATTAGGTTGTAGAAGCCACTGTTGAACAATGACTTCTATATCATTTATTTCTTTTTCCATTTATGACCTGGTTTTTGGGTCGGTGGAAGGCGATCTCCTTTATCTATTTTTACTTCTCTAGGATCTTTTACGCCACCACCTCTTGGTCCAACTTCTTTATATTTACCAGGTGATTGGTTATCTGTGCCGGGTTTTTTCAGATTAGACAATTTAGTTCCCCCTTTTAGTTTTCATAACAGGAAATATATTCTAATCTATCATACCACAATATATTGTGGTAATCAAACGGAAGGTGATCTATATGTTGCGTTTAGAGGAAATCAGAAAGTCTAAGGGTTTTTCAAGGTATAAATTATCTAAGTTAGCAGGTGTTAAAGAATCTACACTACAAAACATAGAGAATAGCATTAATCCTAATCCTACATTCACCACAATGTGTAAAATAGCCGATGCGCTTGGAATTACTTTAGATGAATTAAGAAGGAATAGAAAATGAATAAAACGTTTATTTCTGAACCTGCAGAAGTAATACCTAAAGTTATAAAAGTGATTAATATGGCTGAGAAGCATGATTGGGATGAGAACGACCTTTATTGTATAGCAAAAGTCATCCTCGCACACTTTGAATCTGATAGTTAAGGAGGTAAACCAAAATGACGCAAGAAGAACTGCAATCGTTCCGTGATCGCTTCGACAACATCATGCAAGCACCTAAACGGATACGTAACAAACGGTTAGTTACTTTGATGGAAGATATGGAAAGGGCGTATAACATTCCGTTGCTGTATTCAGCAGCATATGCGTTCAACAATCCTGAAATAATGAATCTTTATAGGCAAGTTAGTTATGCAAGAGATTTCGAGGGAGGGAGATAAAAGTGAAGCTTATTGAATGGTTTAGAAAGAGACTGTGTCGCAAACAGCCTCAAACGAAACTCTACAATAGCGATGCAACGGCCAATAAAGAAACTGGTCGTAGGAAGTATGAAAAATACTAAGGTTTAGTGTCTTCCTTATAAAATGAGTAAACATATTCAAAAGTATCTAGTGCGGCATCCATTGCATTATGACTTTCAAGATGCTCTCTTATCTCATCTTCATCATTAGTATCAGGAAAGCATTTATCATTTTCTACGTCTATTGCAAGGTCGCCGATAGGTCTATCAACATTTCTAAAATGCATAAGCCATTCTTTAAAGTTCATATCATAAAACCCTCCCTTCACAATTATTCTATCAGAAGTGAGGGAAAGAAAGGAGATCATTATGGCAAAACTTTCTATGTTTCTACCAAAAGACCAAGAAAAAGCGGACAAGCAGTTAGCTGTTTATGATTACAACTTTATGCATGCTGCCCGTTATGTGGCTCAAGGCGAATTCGAGAAAGCTGCAGTGCACCATCGTAACGTAGCAAATGCTCTTGATGAACTTCAACGGATGAAAAACAGCAGAAGTGCGACTGATGAAGCCAGGTCACTATTGAATCAAATAGAACAACAAGAAACGACCAGGAGGAATTGGTTTTGAATAAGCTACTGGATCCTGATGTGTTTTACCCTATTGCATTTGGGATTGTGGTTGTCGGTAACTGGTTGATTCTAATTAATAACTTTTGAAGGGGGATAAAAAGTATATGCAAACGCTAGATGCTCCAGTTTTTGAAGTTAGACAAGATTCGGATTGGTACAAAGAAGAGATTGAAAGAAGGGAAAAAACAAAAGAATTCTTCAACAAAATACAGAATGGTTACATTCAAGATAATGGTTTTGCTTTTTACCATGAATCACACTTCGGAATCTATGCTGATTCAAAAGATTACGAGATTTATAAGAGCGAACTAACTAAACATCCCGATAAAAACGGCATTTATACATTCAAAAAGAGATCAACGCATTACAAATTATTTAAAGAAATGCTAGATGATATTCCGAGAATAAGTCCGTTTAAACCTCATGATGTTTTTGGACTTAACAATATGAATCAAAGTCAATGGGTTGGTGATAGATGGTTTTACTCAGTAAAAGATGAAAATAAAATCCCACAAGAATCGATTGGAATAAAGATCGAACCGATTAGTTATAAAAAGTATTTGGAAATAATTGTGGGCATTATTGAAGATAATGAAGGGAGGTGAAACAGATGAGTAACTGTTTTGAAGATGAAACTGGCAAGTCTCCTGAAGAACTAACTCAGGAAGAATTCATTGCATTATCTGATGAATTGAAGTGGCTTGCTTATGAAAATGTAATAGAAATGTTTTACGGTGTTTCAGGTGAGTTAGAGGAAGCTATTGAGGGGAGGTGTGAGAGTGAACGGTAACACAAAAGTGTCTTTTACGCTACGCATTGGACTGGCTAATTGCTTGCAGGAAGACATATTTACGCTAGAAGAATTAGGATATGACCCTAATATTGATATTGATTTAGATAAGTTTTTAGAAGATCAATGGAGAGAGTGGTCAATGAATTATATTGATGGAAGCTTTCGAATAAAGGAAGCTAATGAGATTGGCTAGAGGTAGCCTAATGGGTGCTTTAGTAATAGGTATTGTTATTGTGCTAATGATCATTTGAAGGAGGTGAATAGTTTGGATACGTGTCCGAAGTGTAAAGAAAATAAATTGAATCCGATCTTAGAACACAACGCATTATCTAGACGAGACAACAAAACTTATATTTGCAGTGATTGCGGAAGATTAGAAGCTATTGAAGATTTAATAATCGAGAGGTGAAAACAGTTGCCGTTATTAACAGGATTACTTTATACGACTAACGTCAGTGACATATTAAAACTAAAACACACCAATAGTTACGTAGCTCAACATAAAATTCCACATAACCGATCACTATTTGGTTACTCAGTCATTAAGCTAGATCAAGATGTGACTTATTATGTGGGCTGGCGAGAGGATAGTATGACCGAATACAACGCTAGAAAGGGTGAATATCTTATTCAAACGCCTGGTCAGCCACCGGAGATTATAAAGTCTTGGAATGAATTAAGAACTAAATATAAAGTGTTTCAAAAGAAAAAAGCCTGATGTTGGCGCATCAGACTAAAACTATCATAATCCAACTTTATTATAACTTGTCTTGCAGTATAGAAGCAAGAACATTCAGGAGGTAATTACTAATGGAAATTAAAATTTCAATAGATCAAGCATTTACAAACGCAGTTTTATCCCTAGCGCAAGCCTTATCAACTAGCGGTTTGCCTAAAGTGACAGAGGAACAAGTCCAACAGGGGCCTGCAGTACATCAACAAGCTCCAGTGCAACAAGAACAACCAGCTGTGCAACAGCAACCAACTGTTCAGTCAGTTCCAACTCAACAACAAGTACCTGTGCAGCAACAACCCCCTGTTCAACAAGATCAGCCAGGAGCGGTGCCAACGGTGGAGCAGACTTATACAATGGATCAACTGGCACGTGCTGCCTCTCAATTAATGGATGCAGGTAAACAAGCTGAATTGGTACAGCTTCTTAGTCAGTTTGGTGTACAAGCTTTGACTGCTTTGCCTCAGGAGCAATACGGTACGTTTGCCACGAAACTACGGGAAATGGGAGCGAAGATATAATGGCCAAACAAATTGCACATGCTGAACGAGCACACGCTTTGTTATCTGCTAGTGCATCTAATAGATGGTTAGCTTGCCCGCCTAGTGCTCGGTTAGAAGAGCAGTTTGAGGATAAAGGATCCTCTTATGCAGCAGAAGGAACTTTGGCTCATGAGATTGCGGAGTTAAGGCTGCGAAAGTATTTTGTTGAGCCGATGGCCAAAAGCACATTTACCCGACGTCTCAACAAAATGAAAAAGAATGAACTGTTTCAACAAGAAATGTTAAAGCACACGGAAACGTACCTTGATTACTTAAAAGAATTAACTCTAGGCATGGAAGTCAGTCCGTATGTAGCTGTAGAGAAGAAAGTCGATTTCAGCGCTTATGTTCCCGAGGGATTTGGAACAGCGGACTGCATCATCATTGGCGGGAATACATTGTATGTTAATGATTTTAAATATGGAAAAGGGGTTCCGGTAAGTGCTGAGGATAACCCTCAAATGAAACTTTATGCCTTAGGTGCTTATGCAGCATACAGCTTTCTTTATCCTATCTCTAGGGTGCATTTATCTATTGTGCAACCAAGACTTGATAATATTTCCGAATATGAGCTATCCCTTGAAGAGCTATTGAAGTGGGGAGATGAAATCAAACCTGTTGCTCAAAAAGCTTTTAACGGGGAAGGGGAGTTTGTACCCGGCGAACACTGCAAGTTTTGTAAAGCAAAAGCAACTTGTCGTGCACGTATGGAACAGTACAGTGCGTTGGATGATTTTAAACAGATGAAACCACCGTTGATCAGTAATGAAGAAGTTGGCCAAGCATTAGAGAAAGCAAAACACTTGGAATCATGGGTTAGAGCTCTAAAGGAGTATGCACTTAAAGAAAGCTTAAAAGGAAATGAAATTGCAGGATGGAAAGCTGTTGAAGGACGAGGAAGTAGAAATTATGTAGATCAAGACAAAGCTTTTCAACATCTTAAAGAACACGGAATTAAAGAAGCTTTGCTTTATGAAAGAGTTCCTTTAACAGTTCCTAAATTAGAAAAAGAACTAGGGAAAAAAGAATACCGTGAGTTATTAGAGGAACCAGGATTGGTACAAAAATCACCAGGTAAACCAACCCTTGCTCCTGCAACAGATAAAAGGCAAGCAATAACTAATGAAGTTAGCGCAGCAGAGGATTTTAGCTAATGGACAATATGGAAGTTTATTATGCATCAGAAGCGGATGACTATTATCGAGAAGAATTTATACAAAGGAGAAATGAAAATATGACTAATCAAAACACACGTATTGTATCAGGGGAAGTTCGCTTTAGCTTTGTGAATCTATTAAAACCGAGGGAAAACCAATACGGTGGGGAACCAAAATACAGTGCAACGATTCTTTTACCTAAGTCAGATATAGTAACTAAACAAAAGATTGATGCTGCTATTGAAGCAGCAAAAGCAAAAGGAAAAGCAGAGAAATGGAACGGAGTAGTTCCGCCAAATGTGGCGATACCTATTCACGATGGTGATGGAGTAAAACCATCTGATGGTATGCCGTTTGGTCCAGAGTGTAAAGGTCATTGGGTGTTTACAGCTTCAACAGGCGTTGACTATCCGCCAAAAATTGTTGGACCTGATCTTAGCCCGATTATGGATGCAACAGAAGTTTATAGCGGAATGTACGGAAAGATTGCACTCAATTTTAGCCCTTATGCTTTTGCTGGTAAAAAAGGTGTAGGTGTTTATATCAGTACAAACGTACAGAAAACTCGCGATGGTGAACCTTTAGGAGCATCAGCTCCGGCTGCTGATGAAGATTTCGCACCTGTTCAGCCACAACAACAGCCGATGCAACAGCAACCGATGCAAAACCAAGGAAATCCTTGGGCAGGTAATCCGATGGGCGGTCAGCAATATCAGCAACAGCCTCCGGTTCAGCAACAATCGCCGATGCAACAGCAGCAACAAATTGATCCGATCACAGGTCAGCCAGTTAATGGCGGCGTGTATGGCATATGATTCAATATTTATCAATCGACATTGAAACCTTTTCTAGTGTAGACATTAAAAAATCGGGATTGTACAAGTATGTGCAATCCCCTGATTTTGAAGTATTACTATTTGCTTATTCAGTGAATGGGGAACAAACACAAATTATAGATTTAGCTCTCGGTGAAGAAATACCAAAAGAGATAAGAATTGCTTTAGCAAGTGCTAGTGTAACAAAACATGCATACAACGCGGCTTTTGAATGGTATTGCCTCAGCAAGTTTTTAGGGTGGCAGTCCCAACCAGAAACTTGGTTATCACAATGGAGAGATACCATGTTACACGGTTTATATTGTGGCTATACAGCTGGATTAGGAGCAACGGCAAAGGCTGTTGGACTTCCGCAAGATAAGCGTAAGATGACCGTTGGTAATGCGTTAATTAAATTGTTTTGTACACCTACTAAGCCAACTAAAAAGAATGGAAATCGTACCAGGACTTTACCGCATCATGAACCGGAAAAGTGGGAGCTGTTTAAAGAGTACTGTATTCAAGACGTTGAGGTTGAAAAGGAAATCGAAAATCGTTTATCTAGGTTTCATGTTCCAGAAGCTGAACAAAAATTATGGGAGCTTGATCAACAAATCAATGTCCGAGGAATCAAAGTAGATCAGGAATTGGTTGACGGAGCTATCTATTCCAGCAACTTAATTACATCGGAATTGAAAGAAGAAGCTGTAAGCATAACTGGTTTAAGTAATCCGAACAGTGCAGCTCAATTAAAGCAATGGCTTGCTGAGCAAGGGTTGGAAGTAGAAAACTTACAAAAAGATACTGTTTTAGAACTCTTGGAGAATACATCTGGAGACATAAAAAGAGTACTAGAGATTAGACAGGAAATGTCCAAAACTAGTGTGAAGAAATATCAGGCTATGAAAGATGCAGTATGTGAAGACGGTAGGGTGAGAGGGCTTTTGCAGTTCTATGGAGCTAACCGTACAGGTCGTTGGGCAGGGCGTTTAGTGCAAGTGCAAAACCTTCCGCGTAATTACCTAGACACATTGGGTTTGGCTCGAGAACTTGCAAGAGAGAAAAAAGTAGATGCATTAAAAGTTATTTATGGTAATGTGCCTGATACTTTATCTCAACTTATACGCACAGCTTTTATACCGTCAGAGGGTAATAAGTTGGCCATATCTGATTTTAGTGCTATTGAAGCTAGAGTGATAGCTTGGCTAGCAGGTGAGCAGTGGAGACTGGACGTATTCAACACGCACGGAAAGATATATGAAGCTTCTGCATCCGCAATGTTTGGAGTACCTATTGAAGAAATAACAAAGGGTTCTGATTTACGACAAAAAGGGAAAGTGGCCGAACTTGCTTTAGGTTATCAAGGTGCTGCAGGGGCGTTGATTAGTATGGGCGCTTTGAACATGGGGCTTACAGAAGAAGAACTTCCGGACATTGTAAAGCGTTGGCGCTCTTCTAATAGAAGAATTGTAGATCTGTGGTACAGCTTAGAAAATGCAGCATTAGCTGTTATGAGAACCGGGCAACCTCAAGGAGTAAAAGGTTTATTGCTACAACGTGAAAGTGATATACAAAACGGTTTAGACTTCTTAACCATTACTTTGCCAAGTAGTAGAAAGCTTTTCTATGTAAATCCGTTTCTTGCTGAAAATGATTTCGGTAAAGAAGCTATCCACTACCGTGGAATGAACCAAACTACAAAGAAATGGGAGAAAATCTCTACTTATGGCGGAAAGCTAACAGAGAACGTTGTACAAGCGATTGCTCGTGATTGCTTAGCAGTTACATTGGCACGTTTAGATAAAGCAGGCTATGAATCTATCATGCATATACACGATGAAGTCGTCTTAGATGTGCCACAAGAACAGGTGGACTTAGAAAAGATAGAAAACATCATGAAACAACCTATTCCCTGGGCTCCTGGTTTACCGTTAAATGCAGATGGGTTTATATCGGATTATTACATGAAGGATTAAGGAGGATTGACTTAATGAAAAACACACTAGGAGACTTAAATAATCACTTATTTGCTCAGCTGGAAAGATTAAGCGACGAAGAAATAAATGGCGAAAAGCTAGAAGAAGAGATTAATAGAGCTAAAGCAGTGACTTCTGTTGCTTCCAAAATCATCGATAATGGCTCACTTGTATTAGATGCGGTCAAAATTAAAGAAGATCGTATGAATGCAGACACTTTAGTTCCTAAGATGCTAGAAGGCGGTAAGCAATGACTAAGCTTTTTACACATGAACAAGAAATGTTTATCCGTGAAAATGTAAAAGGTTTAGGAAACCAAGAACTTGCTGATCTAGTAAACAAAACTTTTGATCTTTCCATTACAAGAAAGCAAATGAAAAATTGGAAAAGAAATCACAATTTAAGTAGTGGTTTAACAGGTCGGTTTGAAAAAGGAAACGTTCCGGTTAACAAAGGAACCAAAGGTTTATACAACGTTGGTGGTAATAAAACATCGTTTAAGAAAGGTCAAAAAGCGCACAACTATAAACCAGTTGGTAGCGAAAGAATTGATCGTGATGGTTATGTTTTGATCAAGGTATCTGATGATGGTCCATGGCAAAAGAGATGGAGACATAAACACAAGATATTGTGGGAGAAGGCAAACGGTCCTGTTTCACCTGGACACAAGCTACTGTTCGCAGATCAAAATAAGCAGAATATTAAATTGGATAACCTAATCCTTGTGACAGAAAAACAAATGGCTACTTTAAATAAAAAAGGTCTTATAAAGAATGACGCTGATCTTACTAAAACAGGTATTCTCTTAGCTGATATTTATCAGAAAGTCAGCGAGCGTAAGAAAGGGGAACGAAAATGATAAACAAACCTATTAACCAATTATGTGCTGAAGCATATGAGATAGCGAAATCTAAAGGATGGCATGACGAGCAAAGGGAAACAGGTACGTTGCTTGCTCTTATCCACAGTGAAGTATCAGAAGCGTTGGAGGCAGATCGTAAAGGAAACCAGGAAAACTTTGAGGAAGAACTGGCAGATGTTTGCATACGTATTTTTGATCTTTGTGGTTCCCAAAATATTGATTTGGAAGATGCGATTCACACGAAAATGGAACGGAATAAAGGAAGAAGTTACAAACACGGCAATAAAGCTTACTAGGAGGTATTTCATATGTTAACAATTGTTGAAGGCTCTCTCGATGAAGCAAAGCAAGAAATGAAATTGGTCTTAAAGACAGTGCAATCCCGACTTTCTAAATATAAAAGATCAGTAAAGCCATCGAAGAGAACAGAAAAAGACAAATCACTATTAAAGTATTGGGAAAACTTTCTTCGTTTTTTCCGCGTCTCTCAAATGGCTCCAGTTTTTGTTGATAACATATGCATCAACTATATGCTTTATCAACGGTTTATGAAAAAGCTTAAAGGTTATCAAGTGGAATGTTATCTAGATAACAATAAGCTCATCATCCATTATAGCAACAAAATGCATAATGGAAAACTAGAACTCTATGATATTACAGATAAATTGGAAGGAATGAACTTCTTTCCAAGGGCTGAAATTAAATGAGTAAGAAGAAATGGTTTCTGCTATTCCGTTTTGAAGGGGAGCAAAAAGTGTTTATCTATGAACCTTTGAAGAAGTATGAACTTAACGCAAGAAAGCGTCAAGGCTGGAAAGTCCTTGGCTAGAAAGCAGGTGTCAAATTGGTAATACATTATGATAGAGAACTAACAATATCCACTGCAGGTAGTCGAAAGGCTACCCAGTGGCCTGCTCAAAACTTATATTGGTCTGAGTTACTAGACAAGCTTCGGACAGCAATACGTGGCCAAGAAACTCTAGAAGAGTATTTAAAACTACCAAAAAGGCAGCAAGATGATTTAAAAGATGTTGGTGGATTCGTAGCTGGTGAATTGAAAAACAATCGTCGTAAAGCTTCTAACGTACTTTCTAGGGATATTATCACACTTGATTTGGATAACATTCCTGCGGGTGGTACAGACGATATTATTCGCCGTTTAGAAGGTTTAGGCTGTGCTTTTGCAGCTTATAGTACCCGTAAACATGAGCCTGGTAAGCCAAGATTAAGGGTGCTTGCGCCTTTAAATAGAACCGTTACAGCAGATGAATACGAGCCGTTAGCACGCAAGTTAGCGTCTATTATCGGTATGTCCTTTGCAGATCCTACCACATTTGAAGCCTCTCGGTTGATGTATTGGCCAAGTTGTTCAGCGGATAGCCAATACGTATACCGATATGCTGATAAGCCATTTGTAGACGCTGACGGACTGCTTAATATGTACAGTGATTGGCGAGATATTGATGAGTGGCCAAGAGTACAAGGCGAAGATAACAAGCATGTTCGACTTGCTGCTAAGCAAGGTAATCCCACAGAAAAACGTGGTGTTGTAGGAGCGTTTTGTCGGCAATATGATATTCACACGGCTATTGAAACCTTTTTACCTGGTGTTTATGAACCATCCGATGATGGGAGTAGATACACCTTTGTAGAAGGGTCTACTGTTGGCGGTGCAGTCGTTTATGAAGGTGGGCTATTTCTTTATTCTCATCATGCGACGGATCCGTGTAGTGGGCGTTTAGTGAATGCGTATGACTTGGTAAGGCTCCATAAATTCGGTGAATTAGACGACGAAGCAAAACCGGATACGCCCATTAACCGGTTGCCTTCTTATACACAGATGGCTTCTTTTGCATTAAATGATGCAGGAGTTGCAACAATTATTAATCAAGAACGGTATGAACAGGCTGTTGAGGACTTTGGCACATCATCTGATACGCCTGCAACTAAAGGTGATTTGAACTGGATTCAGCAGCTGAAAATAAGTCCAACAACTGGCCAACCTCAGAAAACGATTGAAAATATTTTAATTGCTTTAGAGGGAGAGTCTAATTTAAGAGGGCGCATTAAACTGGATGAGTTTGCGGACGCTATTATCGGCATTGCGCCTTTACCCTGGGCACCTAGAGATCATGAGAACGGGGAATTTATTTGGGGAGAAAAAGATGATTCAGGCTTAATTATATATCTAGAAAAGATATTAGGTTTTCAATCTAAAGACAAGTTGATGCATGCTTTAAATCAATGTGCAGCTAATCATGCTTTTAACCCTGTTACAGATTATCTTAATAGTTTGCAATGGGATGGCGTGAAGCGTCTTGATCGTTTATTTATAGATTATTTAGGCGCAGCAGATACACCTTATACCAAAGCTGTTACTCGGAAATCATTTACTGCAGCTGTAGCTAGAGCTATGCAACCAGGTATGAAATACGATACTATGCCTGTTCTTACTGGTGAACAGGGTTTAGGTAAATCTACGCTTATTCATAAGATGGGACAGCGTTGGTTTACAGACGCCATAGAAACGTTTGAGGGAAAAGAGGCAGCCGAATTATTACAAGGTGTGTGGCTTGTAGAAGTTGGAGAAATGAGTGCTTACAATAAGTCAGATTTAAATACCATTAAAGGGTTTTTGACGAGAACAGAAGATCATTATCGTGCTGCCTATGCACGTAAAACAGAGAAGCACCCTAGGCGCTGTGTGTTCTTTGGAACTAGTAACAGGAGTGATTACTTAAAGGATCCTACTGGTGGCAGACGATTTTTACCTATTGATGTAGGTATTCAACAACCTGTTAAAAACGTATTTCAGGATTTAGATAGTGAAGTTGATCAATTGTGGGCAGAAGCTGTTATGAATTGGCGGCTGGGCGAGTCACTGATTCTGACTGGTGACCTTTTGGAAGAGGCGAAACGACAACAGGAAGGCCACGCAGAACAAGATCCTTGGGAAAGTATTATTAAAGAATTTGTAGAACGTAAAGTACCAGTAGACTGGAATAAAAAGGACATAGCTACAAGGAAGCTTTATTGGTCGGGTGAATTCGGAAGCAGTGACACAGAAACAGTCGAACGTGACCGTGTGTGTGCTGCTGAAATATGGGTGGAATGCTTCAACGAAAAGGTAAATCGTTTGAAACGTTCTGAAACCATGCGTATTAACGATATTTTAAGTAACTTGGAAGGTTGGGAGAAGCAAAAAAACCCCTACAGATACGGACCATACGGGAAAGTTAAAGGTGGGTTTATCCGAGTTTGAAAATGTCTACTTTCACAATGAAAAACGTCTACTTTGATTTCGTTTTGTCTACTTTGAAAAAAATGGAAATGTCTACCTTGTCTACTTTGTTTTTATAGAAAGTAGACGGGTAAAGTAGACGTTCAAATCCTTGGTATATCTATATTTATATTATTTTGTCTACTTTGTCTACTTTAAATATATAAAAGTAAATAAATAGATATATAGAGGTATTAGGCAGTTACTATATACGCCTAATCGCCCTGTTTATGTACTATATACGTGCATGCGGGGTTAAGGTTAACAATTTGATTTCCGGAGGTTTGAAAAAATGCGAGAAAAAGATATAGAAGAATACCTAAGAAAAAGAGTTAAAAAATCAGGTGGAAAAGCGTATAAGTTTGAATCACCCGGGAATGATGGTGTGCCTGATCGATTAGTTATTTTCCCGGGTAACAATATTTACTTTGTTGAGCTAAAAGCACCCGGGAAAAAGCCAAGACCTTTGCAATTAAAGCAAATAAGGGATATTTCAAGTTTCGGTTGTGAAGTATTAGTGATCGATTCAAAAGATGGGGTAAATGAGTTCATACAAGAAGCGAGAGGTGCAAATGGTTAAGTTTATGCCGCACAGCTACCAAAGATACAACGTCAATCGAATATTAAACGATCCTTTTATTGCTTTATGGCTTGATATGGGCTTAGGCAAAACTGTAATTACACTAACTGCTATTAACGATTTAAAATACAACCGTTTCGCAGTGAATAAGGTTTTAGTGATTGCACCTAAAAAGGTAGCCCAAGGTACTTGGACAAATGAGGCTAAAAAGTGGGATCACCTGCAACTATTACGTTTTTCCATTGTATTTGGCAGCCAAACAAAACGAATCAGAGCTTTAAACACACCAGCTGATATATACGTGATTAACAGGGATAACGTAGTATGGCTAACTGACTATTACCGTAATTCTTGGCCGTTTGACATGGTAGTAGTTGATGAATCGAGTAGCTTTAAAAATCACCAGTCAAAAAGGTTCAAAGCCTTAAAAAGTGTACGACCACATATCAAAAGACAAGTTCAGTTAACAGGTACCCCTTCACCTAACGGGCTTTTAGATATATGGGCGCAAATCTTTTTACTAGACGGTGGCCAAAGATTAGGTAAAAGAATTACTGGTTTTCGGGAACGGTATTTTGAACCGGATCAGAGGAATAGGGACAGGATATTCTCTTACGCACCGAAAGATGGAGCCGATAGAAAAATTCATAGTTTAATCAGCGACATCGTTGTGAGTATGAAAGCAGAGGATTATATCGAGCTTCCAGCTGTTACTTATAACTCGGTTCCGGTAGTTTTAGACGATAAAGCTAAAAAAGCTTATGAGAAGCTGGAAAAGGAAATGTTACTGGAAGTGGATGAATCAGAAATTACGGCTACATCAGCAGCAGTGCTAGGAAATAAGCTATTGCAATTATGTAACGGAGCTGTGTATGACGAGGATCGAAATGCAATAGAGATTCACAATAACAAGATGGAGGCATTTCTGGAATTAATTGAAGCCCTAAATGGATCTCCTGCACTAGTCTTTTATAATTTTCAGCATGATAAAACGAGAATACAAAAGGCATTGGTCAAAAAAGGTTTACGAGTCAGGGAGCTTAAAACGGCACAGGATGAACTTGACTGGAATAATAAAGAGATTGATATACTACTTGCCCATCCAGCTTCGGCTGGTTACGGATTAAATCTGCAACAGGGCGGAAACCATGTTATCTGGTTCGGGTTGAATTGGAATCTAGAGTTATACCAGCAAGCCAATGCCAGGCTAGCTAGACAAGGACAAAAAGAAAAAGTGTTTATTCATCGTTTAACGGTTCAGGGTGGTATGGATGAAAACGTAGAAGAAGCATTGAAAGGGAAAGCTGCAACACAAGAAAGTTTGTTAACTGCACTGAAAGCACGTATTGAGAAAGTGAAGGAGGATGCCTGATGCACATTACAGAGAAACAGCTAAAGCTAATTACAGAAACGGCTTCAAGAGAAGCGATAAGAGCATACAAAGAAGACGAAAGCAAACGCAGTCAGGAAAAGCATGACAGGCGTTTACGTAATATTAAACTGCTGTTGAAACATTACAGGGCGCTTGTACTTCATTGCGAAAAACTAGAAGATGATTTAATAAAATTCGAGAATACATCTATTCAGGAATTGGATATTGACGAAATTAACGTTGAAAGCATTGAATCTATTAAGCAGAGTAAAACGAAGTCCATTGCTATGGTGTATTTTGTCAGAGGGAAAATGGAAGCTTACAAGCGATCTTGTAGTGAGGATGAATTGAAATATTTTCGAGTACTGGAGATGAAGTATTTAACAAAGCGAAAATACACAACATTAGATATTGCAACAGAGATGAATATTGATGTAAGAACAGTTCATAGATATATTGAAAGAGCAATTAAGGACTTACCAGTTATATTTTTTGGAGTTGAAGCTATAAAGTTTGAAGGGTAAGCCTGTCGCAAATCCGTCTTGAATGTGTCATAGATTAAATGATAATATGATAGTGTGAAATAAATATAACGAAATTTAAAGGCACTCACTTTGTAATACCTGTGAGTGCCTTTTAGATAATTAAAATTTAGGGAGACTTAATAAGTTGTCTTTTGTTGTTTTATTCGCTTTTGTGCGAATGTAAGGGTCTCTTCCTGCAGGATGGACTGATTCAATTTCTGCTTCAGAACCATCTACATTTGTATAGTAATACTTATAATTTTTGTCAATCCATTTTACTACTTCTGCTACAGTTTCTACCTGGCCATTTGACAATTTTACTTTTACAATCTCTTCGGTTGTATCCTTTTTAGGATCACTTAATTTAATATGAGTAACTTTAGATGCCATATCTATTTCACCTCCTTTTCTAGTCTATTCGACGTTGGATTTGTAAAATCCTGCTACTTATGCAGGAAAATATAATTATTTGTCGAATAAAAGTAAAGGAACGGAGGAGGTTGCAACAGATGGAAAGTAACAATTGGCGTAACAGAGACTGGATCTGGTTGGTAGGAATCTTAATGACTATTATAATCTTACTTATTGCTAGTTTTTTTAGTTCCACAAAGTTACAAATGAATTTTTCTATTATATCGAGCGCTGTTTCAATTGCGTTAGCACTTGTGGCGATTTTTTTATCACTAAAACAGGATAGCGACAATCAAAGATTAAATGGTCGTTTATTAGACTCTCTTAGCAGTATTCAGGGAGATGTAAAAAGCGTAGATGCTAAATTAGATCCAAAAGAGCTAAATAATGTAAGTGAAGAAACAGCTGAAGAATTTAATCAGGAAATACAAGATACCGAAAAAGAGACATACACAAAAGAAGAAGTAGAAAAAATCATCAATGATGTTAGTAAGAATGTTGCTACAAATATCAACAAGAGGATTGACTTTCAAAATGATAAAAACAACCTTATGGAATTAGAATTAAAAAAAGAAAGGGAGAGGAGTGCCAAATTAATAAAAAACAATAAAATATTATATATCATACGTGATAATTTAGATAAAGATGTCATCGAATTAAGGAAAATTATAAGACAGAAAACAGGAAGTAATATACCAATAGAAATTATAAAAAGAATGAAAGATAAAATTGAACAAGAGCAATTTAATAAACATCTTGATAGTTAGTTTTTCATTTTATCTTATTGCATAACATTTCTAACTCCAGCATAATAAGTGTATACATAATGCATGGAGGGGAAAGGGAATGGAAAGAAAAAAGATTTATACATTTGCAGATTTTATGGGCGGAGTGTTTGTAATTATTGGTATTATAGGCTTTATAACAATAGTCGCTTCTTTTGATTATGAAGGTTACAACGATTTAGAAGATAGTATATACTTACTTGATGAGGAAGAAGTACAATTGGAAATGATGAAAGATGACCTCATGTCAACATGGGTAGTTGGTATTGGAACATTATTAATCAATGTGGCAATAGGTGTTGTGCTAATGACGATGGGTAAGATTGTTAGGTTGTTACAAGAGATAAGAGGACCATTACAAACATCGGAGCCAGAACATAAAGAATTAACTGAAACAAACTAAATAACATAACCATTCAAAGGCATCTCATTGAGGTGTCTTTTTGTTATGCGGAAAAGGAGATCGTTAATTATGTTTAAATCAAATTATTATGTGTATGGCGTTTGGATGGATTCATTTTTTCGTCATCATGTCGAAGTTATAAATTGCCGTAATACAACTAAGAGTAAGGCCATTGAACGGATGTACGACTATCTTTGTTATGATCCATCATTTAAAAGAGTTAGTTTCAGAAGCGTTGTTAAAGTATTTACTGTAAAGGTGAAAGGTCATGCCTACGATTGAATACAAGACAGACAAGCAAAAGAAATCCTTTTACAACTCTAGAGCTTGGCGTAAGTTAAGACAACAAGCATTAGAACGTGATAACTATGAATGCCAATGGTGTAAGCGTGAGGGTAAGGTTACTGTTGACTCTATCAAGGAAGAAGGTAAACGCAAAGAGATTGTACTAAACGTTGATCACAAGTATCCGATAGAACATTATCCTAAGCTAGCTTTGATATTGGATAACTTAGAAACATTATGCATCTACCATCACAATGTGAAAGAAGGTAGAACAATAGATAAGATCAGCCGTAACAAAAATAAAAAGAAGCGTTGGGATGATGAATGGTGGTGATTGGATGAAGAATAAACGTACGACTTACTATTGCATAAGTAAAGAATGCGATTGGGAAGAAACAACACACAAATTACGTGATGGAATTAAATGTCCGAAATGCAATAGTCCTGTTAATAGCTACTATGCTGGTTCGAAATATAAATAATACCCCCCGCCTAAAAGTTTCAGTGATTTTTGTTCATCGGGAGACCGGGGCGAGAGGTCGACTCTGAAAAAATGTGAGTTAAATTTCCGTTAGGGGGGTGGGTAGATGGCTGTAGCAATTACAAAATTAAAAAAACAACTCATGAACAGAATTGATACGGAGGATTTAGTACAAGTAGAAAAGGTAGAGCGCTATATAGATTTAGTGAAATCTTTCCGTCGAGTAAATAGTATTATTACTAAAGAGGGAGAGTCAGTAGTTACAGAAAATGGATCTCAACGTTTTACCAAGGCCCACCCTCTAATCAGTGAAAGAAATAAAATAAACGCATCTTTATTGAGTATAGAACGATCCTTAATTCCAATGGATAATAAACAAGATAATTACAGCGCTAGTGACTTAGTATGATTAAAAATAAGCATGTTGAACATTATATAAATTTATATAGAAACGGCAAGATAAAACTCAATAAAGAAAGAGTCATGTTGATTGAATACCTAGAAAAGGATGTTCTTTCACGTACTGACATATATTTCGATAACAAAATGATAGATGATTGCATCAACTTTGGAGAGAAATGGTATTTCCCGTTGCAAGACTTTCAAAAGTTTTTGATTGCATTCATCTTTTTGTTTTTCAAGAAGACAGACAGAGTGTTCTATCGGAAATTTTTGTGGATGCTGGGGCGTGGTGGCGGAAAAAACGGATTGTTTTCAGTCGTTGCGCATTTTTTAATAAGTGAACTGCACGGCATACCGGAGTATAACATTTCCGTGGTGGCCAATAGTGAGGATCAGGCAAAAACTTCTCCGGACGAAATAAAGAAAACTGTTCGTCGTCATAGTGTGCTACAAAAAGCATTTAAAGCTTGGGAGTCAAAAACAACTTGCATTCGTACTCAAAGCGAAATACGTTATCGGACTTCCAATGGGGAAACGAAAGACGGTTTAAGGGATGGCGCAGTTGGCTTTGATGAGTGTCATCAGTACGAGAGTAATAAAGATGTCCGCGTGCATATTAGCGGTTTAGGAAAAAAGAAAAACCCACGCGAATTTTATTTTGGTACAGATGGATATGTGAGAGAAGGCTTTCTGGATAAGATGAAGGAAAAAGCATTGAAGGTTTTACGCGGGGAAACTCGTGCTAATGCTTTATTTCCTTTTATCTGTAAATTGGATAGCGCGGATGAGGTTGACGATCCTACTATGTGGGAAAAGGCACAGCCAATGTTTTGTGAACCAAGAAGCGAATATGCTGAAGAGCTTTTCTATACAGTCAATGAAGAATACTTGGACATGGCCGACGATCCTTCTAACCGAGAAGAATTTATGACAAAGCGTATGAACTGGCCAGAAGTTGACCTGGAAAAATCCGTGGCACCATGGGAAGAGATTTGGGCTACAGGTTATACAACGGCTCCGAACGCACAAGAACAAATACTACGAAAAGTTCCTGACACGCTACACCGTACTTGTGTTGGAGGTTTAGACTATGCCCGGATTAAAGACTTTGCATCTGTAGGATTATTGTTCAAGGTTAATGATGACTATGTTTGGAAAACACATTCTTTTGTTCGTCGAGAATTTATAAAAAAGGTAAAGCTAAATGTACCGATTTATGAATGGGAAGAACAAGGGCTATTAACCGTAGTAGATGGTCCTGTTATAGATATTCAGTATATTGTAGATTGGTTTGTTGCTATGCGCGAAAAGTACGGGTTAAACACAATAGTCGGAGATACCTTCCGACTTGATTTAGTAAAACCAGCATTAGAGGCGGAAGGATTTGAATTAGAGTTTATCCGTAATCCAAGAGCGATACATTCTTTGCTTGCTCCAAAGGTAGAGACAGCATTCGCTAAACGGAATATTATTTATGGAGACAATCCTTTAATGCGTTGGTTTACAAATAACGTACTTGTTAAAACGAAACCAGATGGAAATAAAGAATACTTAAAAAAGGATGAATTGAGAAGGAAAACAGATGGATTCCAGGCGTTTATCCACGCTTTATTCAAAGCTGATGAGATATTGATAGACGAGGAAGAGTTCTTCTTGGATGAAATAGATTTTTAAGGAGGTGAGTGAAATAGGATTATTAGATGTATTTAAAAAAAACAGTGAGCTAGAATATGTTTTTGATTTAGATCTCTTGGAAAACACATCGCAAAAAGTACAAATGAAAAAAATGGCGATACAAACCTGCATTGATTTAATTGCTAGAACCATTAGTATGTCTGAGTTTCGTGTTAGAGACGGAAGTCAGTTTATAAAAAACGAAATCTATTATCGACTTAACGTTAAACCGAACAGGAATCAGATTGCTGCGACATTCTGGCAAAAAGTTATTTACAAACTTATTTATGATAACGAATGTTTAATCATTCAATCGAAAACAGATGATTTGCTAGTCGCAGATTCATTTACCAAGATGGAGTACGCTGTGTACAGTGATATTTTTAAAGATGTAGTAGTAAAAAATCACGAGTTCAAACGGTCGTTTCGGAGAGATGAAGTTATTTACCTAGAATATAAAAATGAGAAACTTGCACCTATAATTGATGGATTATATGCAGATTATGGAGAGTTATTCACTCGGATAATAAATGCCCAAAAACGAAAAAGTCAAATTCGTAGCACGGTAGACATTGATACCACAAAAGCAAAAGGTGAAGAAGGAAGGTCGAAGTTACAGAGCTTTGTGAATAAGCTGTATCGAGCCTTTGCTGACAAGGATATAGCCATAGTTCCGCAGCAAAACGGGTATACGTATAGCGAACATTCAAAAGATACCAAAGGGCAAGCTGTTGATGAAGTGGATAAAGTATCAGATGGCTTTCTTGTCCAAGTAGCAAGATCGTTAGGTATACCGCCTTCCTTGGTTAAAGGAGAGATGGCAGATGTAGAAAATCTCACTCGTAACTTTATGCTTTTTTGCGTTGATCCTATTTTGAAGAAAGTAAAAGATGAATTAAATGCTCAGCTTTTTACCAAAGAAGAGTATTTTTCAGGTATTCAAATAAAAATCAAACGTGCAAGGTATAGAGATATATTTGATGTAGCAAGCGCTGTTGATAAAATTCGAGGTGCAGGTGTGGGTAACGGAAACGAATTAAGAGATGAATTAGGATGGGATCCTGTAGATGATCCGATACTTGAGGAATATGTCATAACGAAAAACTATGCTGATACTACAGAATCTTTTAAAGGGGGTGAGGAATAGTGTCCAAAGAATGGAAAGAGCAAATCATGAACATGCTGGCAAAGAAACCTGACATTCGCTTTGAATCTAAAAGCAAAGATAATAAAGAGTACAATCTTTTTATATACGGCCCCATTAGCAGCTTTTCATTTAGCAGAAGAAGCGCCGAGGGAATTCGGGAGCAATTGAAAAACATTGATGCTGATAAAATTAATGTGCATATCAACAGCCCAGGAGGTTCTGCATTTGACGGTGTGGCGATTGGCAATCTACTTAAAAATCATAAAGCAGAAATTATTGTACACATCGATGGCTGGGCGGCTAGCGCAGCATCTGTTATAGCAATGGCTGGCGACAAAATCATTATGCCGGAAAACACTATGATGATGATCCATCGAGCTTCCACAATTGAATGGGGAAATGCGGCATTTTTAGAAAAGACTGCAGCAGATTTAAGAAAGATCGATAAGGCGTTAGAAGCATCATACAAAAAACGATTTGTTGGTGAAGAATCTGAACTCGCCCAATTGCTTGACAACGAAACGTTTTTAACTGCAGAAGAAGCTGTCGCATTTGGTCTTGCAGATGTGGTAGGAGAAGAAGTCGAGATAAATGACCTAGCAGATGCAGACGAAGAAACAGATGATGAAGAATATGAAAACTTTAAAGAAAAGTTAGTTGCAAAATATGCAGCTCAAGCAAAACCACAACAAAATAAAAAACCTAAAGAAGAGCCTACGCCTGCTGAACCAAAGCAGAACATGAGTAAACTCTTTTTAAATTTATAAAACAAAGGAGAATGGAAATGCCAATTACGTTTAATAATTTTGAGGAAAAGAAAAAAGCATTTGCGAAAGCAACGCAAGAAGGAACGGAGCAAGAGCAATCACAAGCTTTAAATACCATGCTTGAAGCTTTAGCTAAAGATGTTCAAAGTGATATTATGAATCAAGTGAATACAGAGATGGCGGATAATGCTATTTTGCAATCTCGAGGTCAAAACGTTCTTACTTCCGAAGAGAGGACGTTTTTTAATGCAGTTATTGAAGAAGGTGGATTTAAAGACACAGAGACGCTTCCAAAATCTACTCAAGACCGTATTTTTGAGGATCTAAAAGAAGAGCATCCTTTACTACAAAAGTTAGGTTTGCAAAATCTTGGTGCGGTAACAGAGTTTATTTTCAGTGATCCAGAAGGTGCGGCTGTTTGGGGTAATTTATTTGGTGAGATTCAAGGGAAGTTAAATGCTACGTTCCGCAAAGAATCTATCACTCAATTAAAACTCACTGCATTCTTGCCAATTGCAAATGACATGTTGAAACTTGGTCCTGTATGGGTAGAACGTTATGTCCGCACAATTATCAAAGAAGCGATGGCAGTTGGTCTTGAAAGAGGTTTTGTTGCCGGGAATGGACAATCTATGCCAATTGGACTGCTATATGAAAAGCAAGAAAACGGAGCAATTGTTGAAAAGAAAGCTGCAGGAACACTTACATTTGAACCAGGAAGGGCTACTATTAACGAATTAAAAAATGTAGTTAAGAAATTGTCTATTAGACCAACAGGAAAAGACGAAGAGAAAAAAGTACGGAAGGTTGCTGGAAAAGTAGTTATGGTAACTAACCCATTTGATACTTTTGACATCCAAGCCAATGCAACTATTCAAAACGCTAACGGTGCATATGTTACAAACTTGCCATTTAATCCAGCTATGACAGAATCGGTATTTGTACCACAAGGGAAAGTTGTGTTCTTTGTGCAGGGTGAATATATTGCGGCACTAGGTGGACAAGAGCCAATCAAAAAGTTTGACCAAACATTAGCGCTTGAAGATGCTACGTTATATATCGCTAAACAGTACGCTACTGGTAAACCAAAAGATAATTATGCTGCTCAAGTATACAACTTAAAAATTTATGAAGCTGGTGTTGAGGGGTGATCTGATTGGTCACAGATGATTTATTAAAAGAATTCAAAGACAGAATGCATATATCGCATAGCGGAGAGGACAGCAATTTAAAACAGTTGCTGTCTTATTCTATTTCATCTATCAAAGGAAATTGTGGTGAGTTTAATATCGCGGGCGAATCCGATATTGATGTTAGAGCAAGGGAACTCGTGCTCGAGCGCACCAGATATGCTTATAATGAAGCACTTGAATACTTTGAGGATAATTTTCTTAGTGAAATAAATTCACTAGGAATTGATATCGCTTTTTTAGAAGAAGGTGAAGAAGATGCAACCTTTTAAATACAAATCGCCACGCGTTAATGCTGGCGATTTACGCACACCAGTAACCTTTTATGAATACAAACCTAACCCTGGACCCGAACCAGGAGAACAAGAAAAGCAAGTCCTGTATGATTGCATGGCTAAAGTAGATGAGGTTTGGCTCAAGGACTTAGAACTTGCTAAGTCTAATGGCACGTTATCAGATGTGACACTTACTATAAGAGATCCGTTGCAAGATTACATCCCTAGTGATGAGCATTATGTATCTATCGATGCGCCTGAATACCGTGATAAACGATATAACATTAAACACGTACAACCCGATCTTCAAAACAAAAAGTTTATTACGGTTGTCGGCAGGTTGGTTGAATGAGTGTAAAAATCAGAGGGCTAAATAAACTTTTAGATGAGCTAGAAACCAAACTGGGCAAACAAGGTATGCAACGGATAAGCGACAAAGCTTTAATTAATGCTGCAAATGAGTTTGTAAGAGTCCTAAAGTCTGAATTTCAGGGCTTTAGAGACACAGGCGCAAGCATAGATGAAATCACTATTACAGGTTCTTTGTGGGTACAAGGTACAAGAACCGTTAAAATACATTGGGCTGGTCCAAAAGGACGCTACCGCATTATCCATTTGAACGAATGGGGTACGGTTAAAAATCCTAATCCACGAGGTAAAGGCGCAGTTGCAAGAGCAATGAAAAATAGTGAAAAGGCATATCGCGATGCAGTGCGTAAAGCAATAAAGGGTGGTTTGTGATGGATATTTTAGATAAGGTATACGAAGCGTTAATTGCTGATGATTATATCAAAACACAAGCACTAGGTAGGATTAAATATTATGAGTACCCTGCAACTGGTGATGTTGATAAACCTTATATTGTTATTGATCCGATTGACTCACCGGCTCCGGCTGACTATGCGGATAACCAATGGGCAAAGTTAGATTTTCTCTTGCAGATTGATGTTTGGTCGCATGACAGAAAACTAACCGATAATATAGCTAACAAGATACGTAATATCATGTGGGAGACATTTGGGTTTGCACAAAAAACAGGACCTAAAGAGTATGATGAAGGCGTATTTCGTGATGCAAGACGTTATAGAGGTAAATTATATCGAGATGATTTCGACAGCTTGTAGGCTGTTTATTTTATTTTAAGGAGTGATTAATTTGGCAGAACAAAAGAATTACCGTGCATCTACAGGTGTAAATGAATTTTATTACGGTGCAGTAGGTGATAATGTCATCGCTGATTATGTTGAGAGAGTAAAGTTTTTGCAGACCATTACAGTAGAAATGCCACAAGAGCCAGTTAGAGCTTACGGGGATAACCAAACCGCAGAAATAGCTGTATCTGGTGGAGATGTGTCCGTTACTGCAGGGTTTCATAAAATACCAATTGAAGATAAAGGAGAACTTACTTGGTTGGGAAACTGTTGACGGAGTAACAGCTACAGGTAGCAATGATAATCCACCTTATGTTGCTGTTATCTTTGCCAAAACTTTTGAAGATGGATCTCGTGAGTACGTAGGATTACCTAAAGGCATATTTACTCGCCCATCAGTAACTGGAAACACAAAAGGCGAAGGTGTGGAGTATAGTTCTGAGGAAATTACAGCTCAATTTATGGATCGAAAAGTAGAAGGGTTTATTGAAGAAAAATCAGTGCTTTTTGCTAGAGATGCAAAAGGCGAGACTATAAACCGCGATGCGTTATTTATGAAAGTATTTGGGCAAGCTTATCCAAGTGAAAATGGAACAGAAAATGGCGGAGGTGTAGAAGGATAATGAGTACTTTTGATGCAATTGTAACCCAAGACATACCTGCTAATCGTTTACTATCTATGACAGGTGGTAACGGTGCCCCGCATTTATCTATTACTGCAGCAGGAGGATCACCAGACTTTGTGTCTACAGGCGATCTTAAAGAAAGTCAAGCCGTCACCGTAACCATGAGAGATAAACCGATATGGAACGTAGAAGCAGGGGAGGATTTAACTGCAGGCCAATATGTGGAAGCAGGAGAAGGCGGTGTTATTGTTGGATCTGCTGGGGAAGGAATTGGTTACGTAACAGATGCTGTAAAAGCAGGAGAAATAGCCAATTTAGTCAGACAATCTAGTGGCGGATCCGGTGAAAAAGGCGATCCAGGAAAAAACGGTAAGTCAGCATATGAAATAGCTGTAGATAATGGTTTTGAAGGAACAGAACAAGAGTGGTTAAACTCATTGAAAGGTGTTAAAGGCGACAAAGGGAATCCGGGTAAAGACGGTAAAAATGGCTTTGGAACTGAAGCACAGTATAACGACATTATAGCAAGAATTGAAGCGCTAGAAGGTGCAGGATCATAAGAGCATGGTAAATCCCTTGCTCTTTTATATTTAGGAGGAAATAAAATGGCTAATTTAAAACGAAACCTGATCGAATTAGTGAAGAACCCAGAGGAAGTCATGAAAGGTGGAGAGGTGGAAATTGAAAAACATTGGACACCTGCCTTTATTCCGTTTCGGGTGTGTAGAGATGCGATTCAACTGTTTGATGATTTGGAAACAGATACGGAAATGACTGAAACAGATAAGTTTGATAAATTAGCAGACTTTGTAGCAAATGAAATTTATGCAGGGAAATTTACTAAAGATGATATTTACGAACGACTCCATGCACCCGATGGAAAAAACGTGTTATACGAACAAGTGTTATTCGTGGCTCACGGCCAACAAAGTAATGATACAAAAAACTACCTGGCGAAGAACGGTTAAACGATGAGGACTTTTCTTTAGCCAAACAAGCAGAATATATGGATAAACTCATCGTAGACATGATGAAAAAAGGGAAAGACATCAATGATATATTAGATATGCCCATCCATTTTGTCGCAAAAATATTAAAAGATAAAAATAAACCGAAAAAAGAAAAGTCCTTAATCGCCGCGTTTGGCGGTTAAGGCTTTTTATTATCTCCAAAGAGAGGAGGTAAAATGATGACGGAGCGTCTTGAAGGCTTATCCATTGGTCTTGATCTCGAAACCATGAAAGTAAATAGCGGCTTGGATGATTTAAAGTCCAGACTTAAAACGGTTAATAGCGAAATGAAAGCTAATATGTCTGCTTTTGACCGCAGTGATAGATCGGTTGGCAAATATGAGACTCGATTAAAAGGACTTAATAAAAAATTAGAAGTACAAAGAGCAGTTACTGATAAAGCGTATAAGTCATATCGAAAAATGGTAGATGAATACGGCGAAGGATCCACCGAAGCAGAAAAGGCAGCGAAGGAATACAACAACCAAGCTGCATCCTTAAACAACTTAGAACGCTATGTGGAACGTACCAAAGATGAATTGGCCAAGTTAAAAGAAGAACAGCGCATTGCCAATTCAAATTGGACGAAAATGGGGGACAAATTACACAATACAGGTTCAAAAGTAAAAAACTTTGGATCAGGCATGAGTGATATCGGTAGTACATTAAACCGAAATGTAACCTTACCACTTGGAATTGTTGGTGGAGCCGCCATAAAAACAGGCATGGATTTTGAAGCTGGTATGTCTAAAGTTAAAGCTGTTTCTGGTGCTAGTGCTGAAGAAATGAAGAACTTAGAAACAAAAGCACGAGAAATGGGCAAAACCTCTGTGTTTAGTGCTAAAGAAACAAGTGATGCTTTTTATTACATGTCACTAGCTGGTTGGGATGCCACAGAAATGATGGATGGTATTTCTGGTGTTATGGACTTGGCAGCCGCATCTGGTGAAGATTTAGCGAGCGTGTCGGATATTGTGACAGACGGATTAACAGCATTTGGTGAGTCTGCCAAAGAGAGTACTCGCATGGCTGATATTTTAGCTGCTACATCCTCTAAAGCAAACACTGATGTTAAAGGGTTGGGGTTAGCATTTCAATATGCTGCTCCCGTTGCAGGTGCGTTGGGCTACACAATGGAGGATACGTCAAAAGCGATTGGTCTAATGGCCAACGCTGGTATTAAGGGTGAAAAATCAGGTACTGCATTGCGTACAATGATGACTAACTTGTCTAAACCAACAAAGCAAATGAAAAAAGCTATGGATAAATACAACATTTCTCTAACGGATTCGAATGGAAAAATGAAATCATTTGATGATGTAATGCAAGACTTGCGTAAAAATCTTGGGAAGTTGGATAAGAAACAACAAGCGGCGGCAGCGGCAACTATATTTGGTAAAGAAGCTATGTCAGGAGCGCTTGCAGTAGTTAATGCATCCGAAGGAGATTATAAAAAATTAACAAGTGCTATTGAAGGTTCTGAAGGCGCTGCTAGTGAAATGGCTGATACTATGCAGGACAATGTTGCTGGTAGCATTAAAGAGTTAAAGTCCATGTTACAGGACCTATTTATAGAGATGTATAAAAATTTAAAGCCAACGATTGAGACGACTATTGACCTATTAAAAGATTTAACCAATTGGTTTGCGGAATTAAGCCCTAAAACTCAAGAGAATATTGTGAAGTTTGGTTTATTATCAGCTGCTGCTGGTCCTGTTTTGAGTATCTTTGGAAAATTAACAATGGGTACAGGAATGTTAATGCAAGGCATGGGGGGATTATCTAAAACTATCGGCGTAGCGAAAGGTACAGGTGCAGCTGCATCTATTGCAAGTTTGGGTAAAGGCGGTGTTGTTGGACTAGCTATCGCCGGAGTTGCGGCGCTAGGTATTGGCATTTATAAGCTAACCGAAAAATCTAAAGAAGCAGAAGAAGTTAATATTGATTTAGCCAAGTCATTAAGCGATCAAGCTACTGACTTAGAAAATAGTGCAGAGACGTTTGACAAATTGTCTAATAAAGCAAAAATAAGCAATGATGAACTCGCTAGGCTTAACGACTTAAATATCCGTATATCTAAATCCAGTAATCCTGGAGAAATAGCTGAGTTACAAAAGCAGTATGATTATCTTGCTAAAAAGTCAGGACTCTCAAAAGAAGAACTCAAAAAATTGTTTGGTGCTAACAAGAATATTATCAAGCAATCTCCAGATGTGGAGAAATCTATATCAGATCAAGGTAATGCTTTTGCAAAAAATACAGATGAAGTAAAAGAGTATGTGCAATCTCTCTACGAAATGTCAAGGCAGGAATTGTCCGATGAATTAATTATAGCGGAAGAAAACAAAGGTAAAATCCTTAAAAGCAACAAGGGGCTAAAAGAAGAAATAGCGGAACTTGATAAAAAGTCAAAGGAACTACGAAACCTGGAAGCTATGAGCGAAAAAGAAAGAAATGACACTCTCCGCGAACGCCACTCTGAAATAAAGCAACAGCAACTTTTGCACAGAGGAGACCAGGAGAAGTTAAATGAGTTAAAAAGAGAAGAAGAAATCATAGTGGGTTACATCAAGGATGGTATTGGTCAAGGGTTAGAAGCAATCAAAGGACAAAGAGATGCTCTAAATGAAAAAATTGCAAAGAATGATGAGGAATTAGAAAAAATAAGAGCTCTCAATATGGAGATGACTAACATTGTCCTCAAACAAGTAGGGATTAACGAAGAAGGGCAAAAAGGATTAGCGCAACTCGATCAATCCATAGTTAAAAACAATGAAGAAATTCTTGCGCTTGAACAGAAGCGCCAGAAAAACGGCGAACTCACAATTGAAGAACAAAAACGTTATGACAAGTTGGTTGCTTCAAATACTAAACAGCAAGAAGCAAAGTTATATATTTTTGAAGAATTGGGTCTCTATAATAACATCAACTCTTTGCTAGATACCAAACTCACTAAGCTGTCACAAGAAGAACAACAGGATATAAAAAACCTAGCTAAAAAAGCAGAAATTAAAGTAGAAGAAGGCAATATTGTAAAACAGATACAAAATAAAAACAACAAGCTCCTAGAAACAAGAAATCAGTTAGTGAAAAACCTAGAAAAAGAGGGAGCGAACAAGCAAGAAATCAGGAACCAAATCTCTGAACTCGATACTAAGATTGGTAAAAATGATGATGTTCTTAAGAAAATCCTCAAAGAAGCAGGGCTGTGGGATCAAGTGAAGGACGAAATAAACCTAGGCTCTAAAGCGATTGATAGGCAAGGCGGGAAAATCGACAATAACAACAAGAAAACCGATAGAGGTATCACACTTGAATATAGACGCACCAAAGAAGCGAGTAAAGATGTTACTAAAGAAGTTGATGTAACAGACATGAATACTATTTATGACTTAAATAAGCGCGCAATGAAGATGATAGAAAAGCCCGTAAAAGCTGACGACAATGGTTCGATCGCTTCTTTGGATAAAAAAGCAAAATCTCCTGTAGATAAGGTCATTAATTTTGTCGGTAAAGGGTTGAGTGCATTAAAGTTTTGGGCACAAGGTACACCACCAAGCGGACACCCTGGGGGACATGCAGTACTTGGTGACGGTAAAGGGAATAATGCTGGTAATGAGTTGGCACGATTACCTAATGGCAAGATGTTTTTAAGTGCCGACAGACCAACTCTATACCCAAACTTACCAAAGGGTACGCACGTATTACCCGCAAGAGAGACTAAACGTATATTAAAGTCAGCACCAAGGTATGCGCAAGGTACTAAAGACTGGCAAAGCCTTGTTGAGCCAAGTAGGCTAAGAAATAATGAGTTTATGGCTTTGTTGGCTTTAAACGCTAAAGATAGTAAAACAACGGTTGAGATTCCTGCAACGGATAATAGAAGCTTGGAACAAAAATTAGATAAGATGATTGAGTTATTAAGTCAAGGTAATAGTAACGAAATAAACCAAACACTTAACTTTTATAACACGCAATCTACCCCAGCAGAAAACGCTAGAAAAATGAAACAAGCCAGTCAACAACTAGCAATGGAATGGAGGTGATAGATAATGAGAAGATTAACGTATGAAAATAGTAGAGGTGAAACAATTGTATTTTATCTATCACCTCTAGTTATTGAATCCTTAACAGGTATTGGTGAAATAGATGCTGATTTACAAAGCGAGAAAGCTCCTTATCAAGATGGAGATACACACATTGATGCATTATTACAACCTCGTTTTATAGATTTAGAAGGTACTATTACAAGGAGAGAACCTGAAGAAATAAAGAGCTTTAGAAAACAAATACTGAGGGTTTGCAATCCTAAATTAGGTCTTGGAAAAATAACTTTAGAATTAGATGGAGATGCCAAAGAAATATTTGGTGTACTTGATGGTGGTCCTGTTTTTCCAGAACGTGGTCGAAACGTATGGCAACAATTTATGATTACGTGGAAATGCCCTAATCCTTATTGGAGAGAAACGTTTACTAAATCATCTCAAATGTCTTTTGTCATGGGTGGATTCTCTTTCCCATTACGACTAGGTACGAAATTCTCACAGCGGTCTTTTAGAAGAATCTTTTTAAATAATGGTGATGTAGAAACGCCAGTGCATATTGAATTTCGTGGTCCTGCCATTAACCCTATAATCAAGAACAATACCACAGGAGAATTTATACAGGTTAATCGGACTTTATCGGAGACAGATAAGTTAATTATTGATACTAAATTTGGTCAAAAGTCTGTAGAAATAGAAGATGCTGCAGGTAACCGAACAGATGCTTTTAATTGGATTAATCCGCAAAGCTGGTTCTTTCAATTACAGATTGGTGAGAATCAATTGGAATATAACAGTAATAATGACAGTACGAAAACGAGGGTAGTTATATCCTATAGAAACATGTATGTGGGGGTGTAAAGTATGGCTGAATTATCACGATTTTTTGACTCGACTCCGGATGATGATCGAGAATATACTGCGGATGAATTTGCCGAGTATTTTAGGCGATTACTTACGAATGGTATCTTTAATGGCGGTACCAATTTAAAAGTAGAGGCAGACGGGAACAACATAGAAACATATATTAATCAAGGGTTCGGTTGGTTAGAGGGCTATCTCTATAAAATCCAAGACGAACCTTTTTATTTGCAACATGACTTACCACATAATGAACTAGATCGTATTGACCGTATTGTTTTGCGCTTAGATACATCTTTAGAGGTGAGATCTATTAATGCTGTAGTGTTAAAAGGTACACCAGCTACCTCTCCAAAAGTACCAGCATTAACTAGAGAAAATAATATATATGAATTGTCGTTAGCGCAGGTGAAGATTGAAGCTGGTAAGTCTTATATTGAAGCATACCAAGTTACGGATGAGCGACTTAATAATGATGTATGTGGCTTGGTTAACTCATTGATTCAAGCCGATACTACCGAAATATTTAACCAATTCCAACAGTGGTATGAAGCTAAAACAGCAAGCCATGAAGGGCAATGGGAAGATTGGTATAACGAACATATTTTACAATTTGAGCAGCAATGGAACGATTGGTTTGCCGATGCAACAACGGAATATGATAACAATTGGAACAATTGGTTTAGCAATACAGAAAGCGATTGGAATGCTTGGTTTCAAGGTACCAAAGATGACTGGAATGCATGGTTTGAAGATCAAAAAGGGCAAGCATATGTAACAGGGAAAGTATTGAAAGAACGCATACAACCCATTGAGTATGAATTAGAAGAAGCAAATACGATCATAAATGGTGGCTTGAAGCTATCTGATGGCGTATTTGAAGGTGGGCTTGAGCCATCTTTTGCAACAGCTAATTATATAGGTTTATCAAGTGGAAATGCGATTATAGGGGGCCTCCCTTATTATTACGAAGAAAATAATATTAGTCACGATGTATCAGGAGTAAGAGATGGCAAAATGTATAGATATGTTGTCCAGTTGGATTTGATAACAGGCAATATTGAGGTCGTGAAAAAAGAAGAACACGGCAAATACCCGCCCCTAATTAGGAATACGGAGGTATATGAACTGTCAATAGCTACTGTCGAGCCAGATCCTGATCAATTTATAGCATACAAACTAACAGACACAAGACAGGATGAAACTGTGTGCGGATTTGTTAAACCATTAAATAAAAATTTACCAGGTCCAGAGGAAGTGAAACATGGCTCAAAATAAGTTGATGCCTATACGAATACTATCACAGGAACTAAATTTACTAGGGGAAATAGATAACTACGAATCCTTGCAGTTTCCACGTTCCTTTCATTCGATGGGCAGCTTTGATTTACGAATTAACAGGTATAAACAACATACAGACAAGTTGCTTAAAAATGCGTTAATTATGTTAGGTGGTCAGCTTAATAAAGTTGGTATTATTAAGCATCGAGAAATACCCCTAAATGAAAAAGGAAAAAGCTCTGAACAATGGACTATTAAGGGGTATCAATTAAAAGGTATTGTTGGTCAACGTCTTTCTATACCGCCAGCAAATACAGAATATGACCAAAAAAGTGGACCAGCTGAAACTGTCATGAAACATTATATTAATCGTCACCTTGTCAATCCTGATGATCCTAAACGCAAAATACCTCATTTAGTGATCGCAGAAGATAAAGGACGCGGGCAACATATTACCTGGCAAAGCCGTTTTAAAAATATCGCTGAAGAGTTGCAAGATATATCGCTAGCAACTGAGCTGGGTTGGGATATTACGCTCGATCTTGAAAATAAGCAGTTTATCTTTGACGTCGTAGAAGGTGTAAATAAAACAACCGATCAAGATGAGGTACCGCCAATATTGTTTAGTCCTGAATTTGAAACGGTCAAAAATCAAACTTTTACCGACAGCGACATTAACATGAAAAACTATGGTTATGTAGCTGGTCAAGGCGAAGGTGTAGAGCGTGAAGTTATTGAAATAGGGGGAGCTACTGGTCTTAAACGTATTGAAACATTTATAGATGCTAGAGATGTAGCTGAAACAAGCCAACTAAAAGAGCGTGGGCAACAAAAGATGAAAGAACTGGAAAATGAGTTTTATCTTGAATCAGAAATATTAACGATGTCACCTCTTGTATATGGTGAAGATTACGATTTGGGTGATATTACAACTTTACAAAATAGAAGTTGGGGTTTGACTAGGAATGCACGCCTTACCGAAATAAGTGAGGTCTATGAACCGGGTACCTATCGAATTGATGCCACTTTTGGGCCATCGAAGTCGACATTGTCCGAAATAATTAGGGGGCAGTTTGCGGATTATGAGAGGTTGCTTAAAATGTGAGGATTTGTTTAACGCTGAATAGGCGTTATTTTTTATGGGAACTTGATAAATTATATTATATCGTTAATAATTGTGTAAAAAGCAATTGGTGGTGTTGGTATATGGGAGTCAAAATGAAAAAGGCTTACTTTGCTAAGGGTGATTGTTTTATTACTGTGGAGGAAGCTCTTGATAAGCAGATAAGAGAAGCTCTGTTTTGTGCTAGTGAGAATTGTAGAATACCTGTAACTCCTAGAAGATCGCATTTTAGGGAAATAAATCACAAAAAGAAGGTAATACCGTCGCATTTTATGATCAAAGGAAAAAGAGATCACGATTCGGATTGTTGTTACAATACTGAAGGTCAATTAAAAATTATTGCTAAAGATTCAGAAGATGCGTTAAGTAGTACAGATAATCAAAAGTTTTTACTGAGGTTGAATTTAATTACTTCTGAGATGAAAAAGGATAAAGACTCGAGTAGCAAGGATGTTCAGTCGTCTTCCAAAAAACCATCTACTAAAACTTATGAAAATAAAGGAAAACTAAACTCTTATTTATCCACAATGTCTAAAATTATGAAATTACAATCTGAAGTGGAGAATAATCAAGAATTGAACCAGCTAATAAAGCTAGATGTTGGTAGAAAGCAAGTAAGGTGGAGTCAGTTTTTTTATAACGAAGACAGGCACCGTCAATGTTATAATTATGTTCATACTAACTCTATACACCCAGTATGTATCTGCGGAGAAATATCGTCAATTGAACTAAACAAAAAGTTCAATTGTTACTCATTAAAGTTAAAAAAAAGGAAATTAAATGAGGTAAGTAATGATGAAGATGGTATTAAACGTGTACCATCAATCTTGGTAAATGTGTATAACGAAAGTGTGGCTAAACACATTAAGTATAAGAATGAGGTAGAACAGTTGAAAAATATTTCTTTTTTTTCATTTATTAAAACAAGTTCAAAACCTTATTTGAAAGATGTTTTATATTTAAACATGTACGGTTTTGTCCACCATAGTAAACAAATATATGTCTTTTAGCGTTTTATTTCTTATCATGCATCTCAAACGAGGTGCTTTTTATATTTAGATAATGGACAGTTTAAGTTTAATTTTGTATAGAATATTATTGAAGAGAGGTGAACAAATTAATGACAAACTTTTTAGGTACGGTAGTGTTTGTGTTACCAGGTTTCTTGTTGTATTTTTGGATTCAGTTATTTGGTGTGAACCCTGTAGTTAGACATAACACAATACAAGTAACAGCTATATCAGCATTATTGTGGCTACCTGTTTCTGTAATTGTTATTTCTATTCTAAATGGTGTAAGTATACTTTTTAATTTTGAAGCAAGCACTATAAGTACTCTAAAGGACTTAGAAGATACTTCAGGAAATTTATATTATTTAACAACCTTCTTACTATTGAGTGTGCTAGTAAGCTTTATAATTGCAGCCTTGTGGTCTAAGTATATTTATTCTGCATTCCACTTAAGATTAGTAAATAAAGTAAGAAAGTGGCGTAATGCTGCAGAGTATTCAGAGACGCCATCTGTTTGGGAAGAAGTATTTTTGAAGAATGAAGCACAGGTAGTAGAGGTTGGGAAAATAGGAGATAGCCATGTTGAAGTTGGAGAAATAAAAAAAGCTTCAAGGACATTCGAGCCAGACAGGAATTTATATTTATCTGACCAAAAGTACTATAAAGATTTAATTGAAAAATATGATATCCCTGTATCCAGCACGTTTGTCGATACTCGAACAGGGATATACGTAAAAGTTTATGAAAGTGAATTAATAAAAAAAGCAATTGAAAAGGAAGATTCTACTTCTTCCTAGATGAACTTGACTGAGAACTAGGTTTTTGTTTAAAAGATGGCTTATTAACCGACCTAGTGTCTCCGTTTGGTCGAGGGCCTCTAAAAGAAGGTTTGTTAACAGAATCTTGAACTTTTCTAATGCTACTTTTAGACAATATAAAAACACTCCTTTCTGTCGAATTATGAAGCTTGCACTACCATATTTCGACAGATTGAGAAAAAAACCCTTTATTAACAAGGGTTTTTTAATACCAAAAACAGGAGGTACATGATGGTAGACATGATTATTAATATGGCGAAAACAATAACGGCAGTAGCATCTGTCGTTTTTGCATTTTTATATGGAGGTTGGACAGTGTCGCTAATAGCTTTAGTAGTGTTTGTCGTATTGGATTATATAACAGGCATAGCAGCAAGTGCATATGAGGGTAAGTTATCAAGTAGAGTTGGCTTCTGGGGCATTGGCAAAAAGGTATTTATCTTTGCAATGGTTGCCACAGCACACGTAATTGATCTAGTGCTGATTGATGCAACGGATATTGATGCTTTTGTAATGAATGCCACTATTTATTTTTACATTGTAAATGAGTTGGTATCAATTCTGGAAAACGCAGGTAGATTAAGTCTGCCTATTCCTAGTCCAATTCGTAAAGCAATTAATATTTTCCAAGGTCGTTTTAGTGATTATGATGACGACACTTTAAAAGAGAAAAACGTTGATTAAGGCGCTCATTTGGGTGCCTTTTTAGCATGAAATATTAAAAAGGAGAGGTTTAATAATGACTAAAGTTAAAAACAAATACTCAATTCAACGTCGTTATGTAACAAACAAAAACGCTAGACCAAGAATTAAAAATCTAGGTGTAGAGTTCTTGGTAGCGCATGAAACTGCCAACAATAACGCAGATGCTGATGCACACTATAATTATTTTCAAGGTATCACTTTCAGTGCATCTGCTCATACGTTTATCGATGACAATAAGATATTAGAGATTATTCCTTTAGATGAAAAAGCATGGCATGTGCGCTATGATGTGCCAAGAGATAACCAAATGTATGGGGACGATGCAAATGACATCGCGATTGGTACGGAGCTTTGTCGTACTGGAGACTTTAATAAGGCTTATGATCGTTATGTTTGGTATCATGCTTATCTATGTAAAAAGTTTGGATTAAATCCTAAAAAAGACATTGTCGCACACTCTAAACTAGATCCTAGTCGTCGTACAGATCCACAAAGTTGGTTAGAGCCAAACGGTATCAATTGGGCAGAATTTATTGCAGATGTATACGATTATTACCGCAATTGGGGTGACGGTGGTGTGCAAGCAGCAAAACCATCTAAACCTAGCAAACCAGCAAGTAAATCCATCTCCGCAATGGCTAATGAAGTAATAGCAGGTAAACACGGCAACGGTCATGATGCTAGACGTAAATCACTAGGGATTACTCAAGCTGAGTATGACAAGGTACGCAAAGAGGTTAACCGTAGATCGGGCATTAAAACAGCATCTAAACCTAAAGGTAAAACTGTTGCCCAGATGGCGCAAGAAGTCATTGACGGTAAGCATGGTAATGGACATGCTAATAGGCGTAAGTCGTTAGGTGTTAGTTCATCCGTTTATAATAAAGTTAAGCGAGAGGTAAACAGACGATTGAGTGGTAAATCTGTCGTATACAGCAAGCCAAAATCAAAATCACTTTCCGTTGGCCAAAAAGTAACGGTCAAAAAATCAGCAAGCACCTTTGCGACTGGTGAATCGATTGCAAGCTTTGTTAAGGGTAATAGTTATAAAGTTAAACAGGTTAAATCAGATCGTGTGCTACTCGATGGCATTATATCTTGGGTGCGTAAATCGGACGTGTATTAATTATAGGGTTAAAGGGAATTGGCTGTGATAACAGTTAACTCCCTTCCCCCTTTTTTTAAATAGTTAAAGCATTACTTGATATTAATGATAAAAACAATAACAGTAAAGATTGACAGTTGAAATAAATGGAAAATAAATGAAAAATGATATATAGTATGATTATGGTTAATGCCTAAAATGGTCGATTTCAAAAAATAACACTTTTAAAAACCTGTATATAGTTGTTTTTGAAATAATTTAAATACTATATGTGGTGCATAAAATGATCTCATGACTTTTTTTGGTGAGAACCTGTGTTATACTAATATACTTTAGAGGTGATGTTTTTATGTTGAAAGGAAGAATTATACAATGGATAGGGTGTTTTGTAGCGCTATTTTCATTGTTTTTAAATCTAATAACCGAGAATAAAACTTTAAGTTTTTCCTTTGCTTCTTTGGGTTGTGTGATCTTAATCATAGGCTTAATTGTAAGTAGGAAACAAAAAAAGAATTCATAGTTTATGAATAAAAAATTAAAAATATATGGAAAAACTGGAAGAAAAGTTATATAATGTTAATATAATTTATATTAGTTTCATAAGGAGGAATCATTTTGTTTAATAGAAAAAGTTTATTTTCTTTAATGACAGTGTTCGCTATAACCATTACTTCAATATTTATGGGTGGCCAAACAGCTTCTGCGAACACGCTACAAGGTAATTTTAATGATCAAGTTAATTCTAATTATGATGTTCAATTAGTTAAATCACAAAAAGACTACCAAAAGATTAGATTTGTTAATAAAGAAACGGGAGAAGAAGAATTTTTGGAGTATACAAAAACTTCAGAAGGGGAAAGCTACAAATCTATTAAAGGGGGTAAGGTTCAAACTTTTCATAGGGAAGGTAACACTATTTATAAGGACGATAAGGTATTCGATCAATTAAGACCTGAAAATAAATTACATCAGCCTGTCGCTGCTGCTAAAGCATCTTCTTGGAGAAAAGCCGCTACATTTAAGAAAAGTTCTTCAACAGATGTTAATTCTGTAAGCGCTACAGCAGGTATTTTAGCAAGTGTTGTGGGCGGTCCAGCTACAGGTGTAGTTGTCACCATGGCTTCATTCATAGTTTCTGAGAAAATACGAACAGTTTATTATAAAATTACTCAATATATGAGTACTAAAACTCAGTGTCTTGCTAAAAATGTGACAAGAGTCTATAAATATAGTAATTATACTGGGTATATTGGAACTAAAACTCATAAATTCTATTACTGCAGACCATATTAA